GGAATTGAAAAACGCCATAACGGGCGAATATTATTTAAGTACTAATAAGTTCGTTCTACATTTTGTTGAAAAACGAAAAATAGGAGTCGTTGAAACCAGGGGTATTAGTCCTGTCATCATGCACGATCACATGGTGAATGTTCTTGATAGAGAATGCGATAGATAGCCTTTCTCCCTTCATCTAATTTACACCTTGGTAGGATATAGTGAAGAGTGCATATCTAAATTGAAGTCGCAAAGGGGGAAAAACAATTAAGATTAATTGTTAAGATAAGTGGACTGGATGATGTGATGCCAGCCCAATTTAGAAGATGGACAGGTTAAGCCTGTAGTCTGTAGAGCCGTGCAGATGTTTTTCTGCAATTCATGGAAGAAAGCAGGTCCATGAGGGGCGGCAAAGGTGAGTGCTTCTCGGATGTTAGTATCGAGCTGTACATCAAGAGAAAGATCACCCCTCCTCTGCCACTGTAGAAGATTGAAGATAGTCTTCGTATCCATAGTGGGGAGGATAGCTGGGGAGTTCTGAAGCTTTTGAAAGCCTCTCTTGAGGAAGGTGAGTTCATTGAAGTTGTCATAAGAAGTAACTACTTCTGATTTGTCAGCTCCTGTAGCGGTCATGCCCATGCGTTGGGCAGTGGCAAGCACAGAGTGTCGAGAGTAGATGTCAAGAATCTCAGGGTTCAGGAGCCATTGGATATTGTCATCTCCCATGTACAGAGCTCTCACATCTTCAACGAATGAAGATGGGGCTTTGCCAGTTGCTTCCCAGTAGGCAAGTGTGGAGATAGCATCATTGACCATGATGTTGAAGAGGGTCGTCCAACCAGCAGGCCAACCAGAAGGGTTAGCATGATGATCTTCATAGAGAATGGTCCCACAGAGATGGAGTGTGTGGCAAGCTTCCATGAAGCAAGCACGCCTAGCACGTTTCCATTCCGGGTGGTCACCATGTCTCTCATAGATCTTGTCGCAAGCAAGTGCAATCAACTCAAACAGCATGGGTCCAATGGTGGAGTCATATTTGATGTAATCAATGGAAAACACTCCATAACTTTCCAGGATGTCAAAGGCAATAGCATTCCAGGTTGTGTTGGGATCGAGTCCAAGAGCAGAACCAGTAGGAAGACCAATCATTTTAGGATGCATCATCATATCTCGGATGGGACCCAAGTACATTCCGTGCAGAAGCATGGAGTCGAGGGGAGGAGAATTGATGACGCGAGTCTTTCCAGATGCGACCTTCTCAAGGGGGCGTAATTCATCCTTGAGGCAGTCGGTCCAGACAGAATCTGCAATGATAGTTCCTTGTTTGGCAAGCTCAAGTCTCCGGTCCCAACGAGTCCAGAATTCAGACTTTTCAGGATTGGGGTCATAGAGGATCTTCTCACCAGGGATGTTAGGTCGGGGGGTAAAATAAGACAGCTTACCTCGAGGATTGGTCCAGGGGTAACCTGCAGATTTCTTCATGTTCAGTCCAAGATCTTTGGTGTGGGGAAGGTTTTGATTTCCATTGATAACTTGGTCAAGAGAGTGAGGGGTTAAGTCAGCTAGTGGATCAAAGAATTTATCAGCAATACACTGGGCAACTTGGTCAATGACATCGGCAGGAACATGCCAGGGAGTCGGTCGGTTAGTCTTCTCAAGCCGGAGAGCATTGAACTCTTCACTTGTAATGTCGAGTCTTTTGTCACGAGGTTTGAGAACAGATGGTCCATGAGTCCGGGGGTGAGGCATGAATTGGGAAATGGGAGTTTCCTTCAGAGATGTCTTAGGGGGCACATAGTGACCATCTTTGAAATCAACAATTCCATGTTGAGTGTGATAGGGTCGAACTGATTCCTCCTGACCTTGGAGAGTGAAAGTATGATGTTCAGTAGTGATGACAGGTGTCATTTTGCTAATGACTTCTATCAAACATTCAACCTCTTCTTGGGAAATGGGGGAAGCACTTCCAGTCTGACCAGCTCCAAGTCCATGGATTCCTATTACCTTGGAACCCTGGAGAGAGGGGGCATTGCACATCCAGGGTGCGCCACACATCCCTTTCTCATTCCAAGCAGTTCCAGCAATCATCATCTCATAGTCACGACCCTCAGCCCGGACTTGGTCCAGAATTCGGATGTTAGAGATAGAGGGACGATTGATTTCCCAGGGGGTCTTACGATAGATGATTTCTCCGTAAGAACCCCTGATCTTGTCAGTGTCAGAAATC